GGGGCATTTGGTTGTTTCTGAGGCTTCGTTTGATCGGGACCGTTGGCCTAACTTTAGTTTTGGGGAGTTGAGGTGTCGGCATACGGGGGCTTGTCTTATGGACGAGTCTTTTCTGGATCGGTTGCAGTTGTTACGCGATGCGGTGGGGCCATTGGTTGTTACTTCGGGGTATCGCTCGCGGGCTCATCCGGTGGAGGCTAAGAAGGATCTTCCTGGGGCTCATACGTCTGGTCGGGCTGTGGACGTGGCCTGCCGGGGTGAGCAGGCGTATCAAGTGTTGGGCAAGGCATTGGAGCTTGGGTTTACGGGGATTGGGGTGAGTCAAAGTGGGGAGGGTGGTCGGTTTTTGCATTTGGATGATCTGGGCAACGTGGAGTATCATGGCCCCAGACCTGCGGTATGGAGTTATTGAGGTGAAGATTAAGGGCAAGCATCAAGAGGCGATCCAGATGATGATTTTGGATCGGTTTTCCAAGAATCGTCTTACGAGCCAGATTGCCAAGCAGTTGGGGGTAACGGTTTCGGCGGTTAATTACTGGAGGGCAGACGAGGACTTCCAGGCGGAGTATCAGAAGCAGTTGCGTATTTACCAGAAGGATTTTTCTGATATTAAGCTGGCGGATCGCAAGGAGCGGGTTAAGGTCTTGTCGGAGATGTTTGAGCATATACCGGAGCCTCGGGTTTCGTTGAGGCTGAAGGTGCTGGAGCAGATACGGCAAGAGGTGGGCGATGACCGGATACAAATCGAGCATACGGTTGAGATGAAGGGTCCGAATGTCCCGCCGAGGGCTGAAAGTTACGAGGAATGGATTAAGCAAAACGAGCAGATGCTTGCGGCGTTGCCGGATTCGTCTGTTGAAGCGGATTTCAGCGTAGAGGCGTAACATGGCACCGCAAAGTGCTGTTCAATCGCAATATACAGACGAGGAGCTTGAGCTTATCCGCAGAGAACTTGAATCCGATGGCGTTGAGTTTTCCAAGTTGGCACCGGAAGCATTGGAGCGGCAAGTTGTTCAAAATCCAGATGGGTCAATCTCTACGGAGCGAACCGTAACAATACAAGATCCTCGTATTCATAAAGGACTTTGGGTTAATATTCCTACGATGTTTGGCGGCAAGGAAGTGTCGCAAGAAAGAGCCATAGATATTATTGCTGAAAATAAAGGCGTAGACCCAGAAACGGGCCGCGAAGTTCCCTTTTTTACTTCTCTTGATGAAGCAATTTCGGAAGCTAAGGCTCGTTCTGATTCTCTTGGTGCCGCGCATCGAAAAAGAGAACAACAATGAGTTGGCAACCGCAACCTGGGCCACAAGAAAAGGCTATACGTGCTTCTTTTGTCGATGAAATCTTCTTCGGCGGAGCGCGAGGTGGGGGTAAGACGGATTTGCTTCTCGGAGATTTCGCTGCCGACATACAGCAGTATGGCGAGCATTGGCGTGGGGTCTTGTTTAGACGGACCTATCCCGAGTTGGATGAGATCGTAGATCGCAGCAGGGCTATTTATTTTGAGATGTTCCCCGAGGCGGAGTATAAGGTCGGTTCCCATACATGGCACTTTCCCGGTGGGGCTACGCTCAAGCTGCGGCACATAGAGACAGAATTGGACGCAGACCATTATCAAGGCCACCAGTACACTTGGATCGGGTGGGACGAAATGGGCTCATGGCCCGATCTTAAAGCCTATCATAGACTTAAGGCTTGTCTCCGCTCTGCCCATGCGGTGCCTGTCAAGCGTATTCGGGTTACAGGCAACCCCGGCGGCCCCGGCCATAACGAGGTCAAGCGGTATTTTGTCGATGCAGGCGAGGAAGGGCATCTTGTAACAGGGCCAGATAAGATGACGCGGATGTATATCCGCAGTCTTGTTACAGACAACAAGGTATTGTTACAAAGTGATCCAGGGTATATTGATCGCTTGAAGGCAGTAGGCGATGAGCAGTTGGTGCAGGCGTGGTTGGAGGGTGATTGGGATGCAATGGTCGGTGCTTTTTTCTCAAATTGGCATGGTAACAAGGTCCAGGTGCCTTCTTTCAACATCCCAGACCATTGGCCTCTCTTTGGGGCTTTAGATTATGGCGAATCGGCTCCGTCCAGCTTCGGCTTGTATACTGTAGACCATGATGATAACGTCTATCGTGTTACGGAGTATTATCAAGGCAATGCCTCGGCTTCGCAACATGCCGAGGGCATCACCAAGATCATTGAGGGATGTCCGTTTACTGGAGGTCGTAGCCCCCAGGCTATTTATGCCGATCCGAGCATTTTCGTCAAGCGCAGGCTTACCGAAGCGATGAACCGAAGCCCTGCTGATGTGTTCGGAGAGAATGGTTTATGGTTGACAAGAGCCAACAATGATCGTATAAATGGATGGAGGGTTTGTAACGATGCGCTGATCAATGAGCGTTTTTATTGCTTTGCGGGATGGAACGATGCTCTATGCCGCACAGTGCCTACGCTTCCAAGATCGGCCCGAAACCCCGAAGACCTCGACACTCATGCCGAGGATCATGCAGCCGATGAATGGCGTTACGCTATGATGCACTGTTACAAGCCTCATGCCGCACCGCCTGTAACACCTTACGAGGGAACGGCTCAACAGGCGTTGGATTCCCTCGGAAGCAGTGGAAGCAAAAAAGGACGATACGACACCGCATGAACAAAACGACTTACGGGAAATTATTCCCTGTAGGCATAATGAGGACGGATAAAATGGCCGGATTCAACGGAACCCCCAAGCCTTCTCGCAGTAAGCCGAGTGGTGCCAAACGTGTAAAGCCCGTTGGCCCGAAAGCGGATTTGATGAAAAAAGGCAAAGGAACCAAGTAATGCCAAAGGTTGGTGGCAAGCACTTCGCATACACTCCTGCTGGACAGGCTGCTGCCAAAAGAGAAGCGGCTAAGATGGGTAAATCCGTCAAAAGCGGATCTAAGCGAAAGAAAAGCGGGGCTTCGGGGTTTAACGGAACCCCCAAGCCTGCATCGAGGTAGTGGATGAAAAAGCAAGAGATTGATTTCTGGCGCGGGGCTATCGAAAACACCAAGGTGTGGATGCGCCCCCGTCATAAGTTGTGGAAGCGGCTCCTCAAAGCCTATGAGATGGATTTTGAGGTGGCAGGCTTACCAGAGGACAAGACTGTCCGAATCTCACGCTTTTACCCCCTCACTCGGCAGATCATAGCCAGTATAAGCTATAACTACCCCCATGTATTCTTCCATGTCGAAGAGCCGGACAGGGAGTTTGCTTCGGACATATTGGAGCGAGTAGCCAATGCTGCATTAGAGCAGATGGATACCAAGGCTGAAGTGCAACAGGTTATTTTCGATGCACTTTACTGCGATGTGGGATGGCTCAAGTATGGATACAATCCCCCAGGCGATAACGATATTGTTGCGCCTTATACGATCAACGATGCCCTTTCTGATGATTTTCCTTATGTGCATCGGGTCAATCCGTTCAATGTCTTTATAGACCCACTTACGCCTCCCCATCGACTTTCTCACGCTCGTTACATCATCGAAAAGATGATGGTGCCGCTTGAATATGTGCGCGATGATCCCCGCTTTGAAAACAGAAGGCAGATACAGGCGGTAGACGAAGAAAATAATACCGATACTCTACTGTATGATGTGGAAAGTGGAGGGGTAAGCGAAGAAGCTGAAGCTGTAAGCGAGGCTAAGTCGCAAGGCAAGATGACGGTCCTCTACGAGATCCATGACCGGATGCACCAAAAGCGCATTACTTTTGCCGAAACAGTACGCGAGCCCATCGAAGAGATAGACCATCCGATGTTGGCTATGAAGCCCGTCATGCTGCCCGATCCATATACGGGGGAAATGATGATGACGGGTGAGTTTGAAAAAGAAGGGGGCTATCTCACTACAGGTGGATTCCCTTACCATGCACTTAAGTTCGACCAGACGCAGGAATCGTTTTACGGCAAGCCCCCAATGGCGTATGCCGAAGACACTCAAAAGCTCATCGTGGAAAGCGTATCGCGCAGGGCCGACCTCCTTAAACGCTTCTCCCGCACTGTCTTAGGGTCGCGCAGGGAGCGTGATGCTAATGCCGACATCGGAGAGACATTGGAGCAGGGTAGGGATGGAGACATCATATGGGTCGAAGATCCACAAGCCTCTTTTAAAGCTCTTGACTTCGGCAACCCGCCCCCCGACCAGCTTGGATTAGAAAACGATGCTCGCTCCTATGAAGAGCAAGCATTGAACGTATCTCAGATGTCAATGGGGGGTGGACCCAAGCGCACTGCTACCGAGGCTTCGTTGATAGCCAGCTTTGGTCAGTTGAACCGAGAGTGGATGCAGATGAAGGTAGCCGATGCGTATAGGGCTACGGTTCATAATACACTTCGCATGATGGCAGATGCCCGTTATACCCCAGAGAATTTTTTAATTAACGTAGCGCAAGACGAGTCCGATCCGGTGTATGAGGCCGTAAGCGTAGATATGCTGCGTGTCCGGTTTAAGGTTGATGTGGTCGCTGGAAGC